GATACATCACAATCAGGTGATACTTTAACTATCGCTGCTGAATTAGCAACTGTAAGTAATAAAGGGGTTGCTTCATTTAGTGCTGATAACTTTTTAGTTTCTTCAGGCGCTGTTACAGTTACAACTATAGACGGCGGAACATTTTAATAATTAATTTAGGAGATTACTTGTGGCAACAGTTATAAAACTTAAAAGGTCCACAACAGCTTCTGGCATACCAACTACAAGTGATTTAGTAGATGGTGAAGTTGCTGTTAATATAACCGATAAAAAAGTTTTTATGAGAAGTGGTGATAGTATTGTTACTATTGCTAATTTTAATGAAGGGATTGATTTATCATCTATTGATGAAGACATATTGCCTGATACTAATAATACTCGTAATTTAGGTTCAGCAGCTAAACGTTGGGCTGATTTATTTTTAAGTGGTAGTACAATAAATTTAGGTGGTTCAACTATATCATCTGACGGAACAGGCTCAATTGCAATTTCTGCTACAGGCGCTACTTTACCCGTAAACTCTAATGTAGAAATTACATCTGGTAATAAAAAAAATTTAGCCTTAATTGATGAAACTACAGGAACAACAATTCGTAGTATACCGTTTTTTAGTAATTCTGGTGGTTTAAGCACAGTAAACGCTTATTTGAATTTTAAAGCTGCTTCAGTTCCAGTTGTTGCTAGTTTTACTTTATCAAATGGAAGTGCTTTGTCATCACAACAAGATGAGTTATTTTTATTTTAGGAGAAATTTATGGCAGTAAAAACACCAATAAGAACAGTATTTGACGGAAGCGGAAACGCCACAGGTCTAGCAGAATATCAATCAGGTGAATTTATAGGTTTAACTCATGGTGGTTTGGGAGCTTCGTTATCAATTGGAACAACAGGTCAAGTTTTAAAAGTTAGTTCAGGTGGAGCTTTAGAATTTGGTAGTGTTGAAGCCCTTGTAAATATAGATGGGGCTACTGATTTAACAGGAAATACTTTAGTAACTACTGATCAACTTTTAGCCTCAGACGGTGGAACAGAGGGAAGAATTACTTTAGCTCAAGTAGATACACTATTTACAAGTACAACACAGACGTTATCAAACAAAACTATAGATAGTGATAGTAACACATTAACATTAGATTTAGGAGAAGGCACATTAACTGGTACATTTGCTGAGCTCAACACAGCTGTTCAGGATGCTACTTTAGTATCAACAACAGGCACAGAAACATTAACTAATAAAACAATAGATGCTGATAACAACACAATTACAAATATTGGTCCTAGCGAGTTATCGAATACATCTGTTACACCAAACTCTTATGGTTCAGCTACTTCAATTCCGACTTTTACAGTTGATCAACAAGGTAGATTAACAGCTGCTAGTACAGCTTCAATATCAACAACTTTATCGATAGCAGACGATTCTTCAACATCTAGTAATATTGCTTTGGGTTCTGATACTTTAACTTTTATTGGAGGAACAGGAATTTCATCTTCTATAGATTCTGGAAATAATACGGTATCTGTAGGGTTTAATTTTAGTGATGGTACAGATGGCCAGATTTTATCAACAAACGGATCTGGTACATTTTCTTTTATAGATTTTTCAAATGTGTCAACTTTTGTTGAATCAACTCAAACAATAGTTCCAGCAGCTGATGGTAATTTTGATTTAGCTAAAATACCAGCGCAGACAGGTGGTGCTGAAACACCTTTTGAAGTATCAGCTCCAGACGCTTTTGGTGTCGCTTTGTCAGCATTATCATATAGTTTAATGGATCCTGTAGGATCAACAGAAACAGTAGATTTAGGAGCATTTGCTTAGAAAAAGAATTATAAATAAGTATAGGAGATATTAATGCCAACAGTATTACAATTTAGAAGAGGAACAACCTCACAAAACAACAGTTTTACCGGTACAGCCGGAGAGTTATCTGTTGATACCACTTTAGATACAATTCGTGTACATGACGGATCAACAGCTGGTGGATTTGAAATTACATCAAATGCCGCAGCACAAACACTTACAAATAAAACATTAACAAGCGTAGTATTAAATACAGGTGTTTCTGGAACAGCAGTATTAGACGAAGACAACCTGGCGTCTGACTCTGCTACACAATTGGCAACACAGCAATCAATTAAAGCTTATGTAGATTCACAAGTAACTGCAAGCGACTTAGACTTTCAAGGTGACTCTGGTGGTGCATTATCAATTGATTTAGATAGTGAAACATTTACAGTTGCTGGTGGAACTGCTATTAGCACATCTGGTTCATCAAATACAGTAACAGTAACACTAGACAACACTGCTGTAACTGCTGGTGATTATGGTTCTTCAACTGCAATTCCAACATTTACAGTTGATGCTCAAGGACGATTAACTGCTGCTGGTACAGCTTCTATATCTTCAAATATGGGAATTGCTGGTGATTCAGGTACAGATTCAATTACAGTTGGTACAGATACTTTCACAATTGCTGGTGGTAATGGATTAACATCAACTGCTACAACAGATACAATTACTTTAGATATTGATAGTACTGTTGTAACATTAACGGGTTCTCAAACACTAACTAATAAAACTTTAACTAGTCCAACAATCACAGGTACAGGTACTATTGCTGGTACATTCACAGGTAATATTACAGGTGATGTAACAGGTAATGCTGATACAGCAACTACATTAGAAACAGCTAGAACAATTGCTGGTCAATCATTTGATGGTAGTGCTAATATAACAATTGGAAGTACAGATTTATCTAACACAAGTGATATTGTATTATTAACTTCTACACAAACACTTACAAACAAAACATTAACTAGTCCTACAATCACAGGTACTGGTGCAATCGCTGGTACATTTACTGGTAATATCACAGGTGACGTAACTGGTAACGCTGACACAGCAACTGTTTTAGAAACAGCAAGAACAATTGCTGGTCAATCATTTGATGGTTCAGCAAACATAACGATTGCGGCTACAGATTTATCTGATACAGACCAAAGTTTATCCACTACAGATGATGTAACGTTTAACGACTTAACCGTTTCTGGTGACTTAATAGTGTCAGGTACTACAACAACAGTAAATACTGAAACAATTAATCTTGCTGATAACACTATTACATTAAACAGTAATGAAGCAGGCACACCCTCAGAAAATGGTGGTATCGAAATTGAACGAGGTACTTCAGAAAATAAAACTTTAGTTTGGAACGAAACATCAGATAAATGGACTGTTGGTTCCGAAACATTTGTTGCTGGAACATTTGAAGGTGCTTTAACAGGTAACGTGACTGGTAACACGTCAGGAACGGCATTAACAGTGACACAGGCCGCACAAACGAGCATCACCAGTGTCGGTACACTCACTGCACTACAGGTGGACAACCTTAATCTAAATGGAAACACCTTAAGTTCAACTGCAGGCACTGACTTGTTAATAACACCACTAGCTGGACAACAGATCGTACTAGATGGTACGATAGTGGTCGACGCAGGGGTGGTCACGGGTGCAACGAGCATCACGTCAACGAACTTCGTTGGTGACGTAACAGGTGACGTAACTGGTAATGCTGACACGGCAACTACATTAGCAACTACAAGAGCAATTCAAGTTAGTGGTGCTGTAACTGGTACTGCCAACTTTGATGGCAGTGCAGGTATTAATATCGTTACAACCAACACAGCAGATCCAACAATCACACTTGGTGGTGATTTAAGTGGTGCTGTAACACTAACAAACTTAGCAAGTGGTACATTAACTGCAACAATTGCGGCTAACTCGGTTGCATTAGGAACAGACACAACAGGTAATTATGTTAGTAGTTTAGTTGCAGGTAATTTAATTGATTTACAAAATAATACTGGAGAGGGAGCAACCCCAACAATTGATGTTGATTTATCAGAATTAACTACATCTACTTCGAATGCTGATGGTGATTTTTTTGTTGTATTAGATAGCGTTAACGCACAGAAAAAACTTACAAAAGGTAATATTGCTATTTCAGGATTTAACAATGATAGCGGATTTACTACAAACACTGGTGATATAACTTCAGTTGTAGCAGGGTCTGGTTTAACAGGTGGAGCTACTAGTGGAGCTGCTACTTTAAATATTGGAGCAGGTACAGGTATTGATGTTGCAGCAGATGCTATTTCTGTTGATGTATCAGACTTTATGACTAATGGTTCTAACAACAGAATTGTTACTGCAACTGGTACAGACGCACAAAATGCAGAAGCTAATTTAACTTTTGATGGATCTACTTTGGCGGTTACTGGTGCTATAACAGCAACAGGAGACGTTACTGCTTTTTACGTTTCTGATAGAAATTTAAAACAAAATATTGTTAACATTGAAAATTCTTTACATAAAGTTTCTCAGTTAAATGGTGTTTACTATAACTGGACTAAAGAAGCTTTAGAAAAACATAAACATTTAGTTGATGAAAAAGAAGTCGGTGTAATCGCACAAGATGTAGAAGCAGTTTTACCTGAACTTGTAGCAACAAGAGAAGATGGCTCTAAAGCAGTTAGATATGAAAGACTTTGTGCAGTGTTAATTGAATCCGTAAAAGAACTTAAAAAAGAAATAGACGAATTAAAGAAGTAATACTTTAATTTTTAATATTTTAATCATATAAATAGTCCGAAAGGACCTTTTTTATATGGCAACACCAGCTACAAGAGAACAGTTAAAACAATACGCTTTACGAACACTAGGTAAGCCTGTTATTGAGATAAATGTAGATGACGACCAATTAGAAGATAGATTGGACGAAGCATTACAATATTACGCTCAATATCACTATGATGGTATTCGTAGAACATATCTAAAGTATCAATATACACAGACCGATAAAGACAGAATTACTGGCAATTCAAATGAATCTGTAACTAAAAATTCCGTTACAACCACTTGGAGTGAAGGTAATAACTATATCGTTGTGCCTGAAAGTGTAATATCAGTAATCAATATATTCCCATTTTCAAATAAAGGTAATCTAAACTTATTTGATGTTAGGTATCAAATGAGATTAAATGATCTATATGATTTTTCTTCAACATCTATTATTAATTATGATATTGTGATGCGACACTTGGACTTTTTAGACCATATTCTAGTAGGTGAAAAACCTTTTAGATTTGTTCAAAATGATAACAGACTATACATTGATATGGACTGGACAGATGATTTACAAGTTGGCGAATATTTAGTTATTGAAGCATATCGTAAATTGGATCCAGAAACTTATACAGATGTGTACAATGATATGATTTTAAAAAGATATGTGACTGCTTTATTTAAAAAAAATTGGGGTGCCAATCTTAGCAAGTTTAATGGGGTTACAATGTTAGGTGGGGTTACATTAAATGGTCAACAAATATATTCAGAAGCAATCCAAGAAATTCAAAAACTAGAAGAAGAAATTAGAAACTCATTTGAGATGTCACAACCCCTTATGATAGGATAGTGCCATGGCAGTTAATCATTATTTCCAGAACGGTAACGGCATTGGGAACACCAATGAACAAAGACTTTTTGAGGACTTAATCATAGAAGGCCTAAAGATATACGGCAAAGACGTTTATTATCTTCCACGAACATTAGTAAATAGAGATTTAATTTTAGGAGAGGATACTCTTTCTAAATTTGATGATTCATATTTAATTGAAATGTATATGGAGACCACGGAAGGCTTTGCTGGATCGCAAGAAATTATATCTAAGTTTGGTTTAGAGATCAGAGAAGATACAACTTTTATGGTTGCCAAACGAAGATGGCAAGACGCTGTTGACTCTGTTCATACTTTAATTAAAGATGGCCGACCAAATGAAGGTGATATAATTTATATGCCTTTAATGAATAGTTTTTTTGAAATACAATTTGTTGAAGACCAAGAGCCATTCTTTCAACTCGGCAATTTACCTGTTTACAAATTAAGATGTACTCGTTGGGAATATTCTTCAGAAAAACTTAATACTGGTGTTACTGACATTGATAGTGCTGAAACACAATACTCATTAGATCAATTATCGTATCAAGTTAGTTTAGAAAACGAAGATGGTGCTTTACTATTAGAAAATGATAGTGTTGGTGGAGTATCTAATTACTTTATCAATGAAGATTACGATTTGCAAACTCAATCAACCTATGCTGATAATAATGATTTAGATAGTGAGGCAGGTTTTGATACAGCCTCTACTGCAGATGATATATTAGACTTTACAGAATCAAACCCATTTGGGGATATAGATAACGGATTATAGAAATGTTTGGAACTTACTTTTACAACGAATCAATGAGGAGGATGACCGTTGCCTTTGGGCAATTGTTTAATAATATTCAAATCAAAAGAACAGACTCTAACGACACTGTTATACAATCTATTAGAGTTCCTTTGGCCTATGCTCCTAAAGAAAAGTTTTTAACTAGATTAGACCAACAACCTAATTTAAATGAAAGAGAAATGGCCATTACTTTACCTCGTATGTCATTTGAAATATCTGCAATTCAATATGACGCTAGTAGAAAATTAAATAAGATTCAAAAGTTTAGAGCTGTAAAAACTGGAGCTGAAGGTAAGATATTAGATTATAACTATATGCCTGTTCCTTATAATATTTCTTATGACTTAAACATCTTTACAGCAACGGCAGAAAGTGGCCTACAAATTGTAGAACAAATATTACCTTTCTTTCAACCAGATTATACGGTGACAGTCAATGCTATACCAAGTTTGAATATTAAAAGAGATGTGCCTATTGTGTTAAATAATGTAA